CTGGGACGCCTGCGGCGACCACGATTCCCGGCACCCAGTCAACGACCACACTGACCGACGCTTCTAAAGCCTGGACTACCAACCAGTGGGCTGGCTTCACGCTATATATGTATGCCGCTACACCAACTGCTGCGAGCGGTGCTACTACTGGTCAGGTTGTCCGCATTATCTCCAATACGGCGACCACCCTCACGCTGTCGCATGTTGTGACGGCCCCGACGAACGGTATCAGTCGCTACGCAATCTGTACGTCGTCAGCCATTGGTGCTGTGGACTTCGGTGTTGCCACTGGTACGCACTCTACGACCACCTTGCAGGACACTACGAAGACTTGGCCCGTCAACATTCATGCTGGCAAGCGTGCCCGCATTGTGTCTGGGCCAGGTTCGCCCGCCGAGGCCATCGTCTCGTCTAACACGGCGAACACACTCACGTTCTCGGCGGCGCTTGGCTCAGCACCAGTGTCAGCACAGACGGGCTATATCCTCCTTGAAGCGACCCCCAAGGGTCTTGGAGTCAGCGCCAACTGGGCGTTTGGTACTAGCGATGCAAACATGCGTGGCAGGTATGTGTACTGTACACGCGGAGGTGCCACTTCTGGGTTTGACCGATGGGATGTCACCACTGACCGCGTGAACCCTATCGCCACATCACCCTTAACGGAAACTCTTACGACTGGAACTATGACCGCTTATGACGGTACGGATCGCATCTATTTCCATAAGGACGCCACTCAGCGTGTCTATAGCCTGAATGTGGTGACAGCGAACGTGAATGGCGCAAGCATGTACCCCTACGCTGCCCCAACAGCCATCATCGGCAACCGCATGGAAATCTTTACGACCAAGGATGGCTTGAAGTATCTGTGGCTCAACCGAGCATCGTTTGCTGAATGTTTCCGGTGCCTACTCTTCTGGTGATGACATGAACCTCTCCGACCTCATCGAACTCCTTGGCCGTCGCACGGTGGCGCTTCGCAATCAGCGAACGCTATTAGACGGCCTTGGCGACATCGAAGGGGTTATCCAGGTTGATGCCGAGGTCGCAGAAACAGAACAACTGATTGCCCAACTAGAGAGCCTGTAGCGAAAGGAGGCCGTAGGTGAGCCTCCTACTGCTGTTCAACCAAGCAGCCGCTCCTACTTCGGCTGAGGTCGAATACCTCATCATCGCTGGTGGCGGTGCAGGATGTGGCGGCGACAATGCCTCGTCGGGTGGCGGTGGCGGTGCTGGTGGTTACCGCTCGTCGGTCGCTGGAGAGAACTCTGGCGGCGGTGCTTCCGCCGAAGCGCCTCTGACTGTCACCGCAGGCAGTTACTCCGTCGTTGTTGGTGATGGCGGCATTGGCGGTATCAGCCAGGGCACCAATGGCGGAAACTCGTCGTTTGGTGGCATTGTCGCCATCGGCGGCGGTGCCGGGTCGAACGCCTTCAACTCGCCAACTAGCGGTGGCAGTGGTGGCGGTCGAAGCGGTGCAACTCCAGGTGCCGCTGGCACGACCGGTCAAGGCTATGCAGGTGGTGGGGACTCCTCGGGCGACTGGGCAGGTGGCGGCGGTGGTGGTGCGGGGAGTGTGGGCGGAGAAACCTCAGGTTCCTCTTCTAACGCTATTGGTGGCGATGGTGGCGCTGGTGTCACCTCTTCGATCACCGGGACGGCTGTCGCCAGAGCCGGAGGCGGTGGCGGCGGCGATTACGTCACACCGCCCAGTGCTGGCGGCGTGGGTGTCGCAGGCGGTGGCAACGGAGGTAGCGCAGCGAGCGGCACTAACGGTGCGGCCAACACTGGCGGCGGCGGCGGTGGTGGTGGTGACAGTGGCTCAGGCGGTTCTGGTGGTTCCGGCGTCGTCATCATCCGATACAAGACCGATGGCTCTAACGGTATCTCTGCCACATCGACTGGTGGTACGAAGACCACCTCGGGCATTTACACGATCCATACGTTCACGGCGAACGGTACGTTCACGGTAGTCACATCGACGGGTGGAACAACTCTATCCGCCTCCCCCACTGCGGCAGCAGGTGTTGCTTCTGTTTCAGCAGCGCTATCCGCTACTGCTTCCTTTGCGGCGGTAGCAGCAGCAGGTGTCGCCACGGTTTCGGCGGAAGGCTCAACAGGGGGATCGGTTGCCTCTACCTCTCCCACGGCCGCAGCGGGCGTTGCGTCTGTTTCAGCAGCCGCTGGGGCTGGGGCTGCTGCCTCAGCGACAGCAGCAAACGGTGTTGCCACTGTTTCTTCGACTGTTGCCGCAATTTCGGCAGCGTCTACGACGGCGGCGTCTGGTGTTGCCGTTGTTTCTGTAACTGCTGCATCTACCTTTGCTTCCTCAGCAACAGCGGCAGCAGGTACCGCTACTGTTTCAGCAGCCGGTGCAACAGCCTCTGCTGGGTCTTCTTCCCCAATACCAGCAGCCGGTGCGGCCGCTGTCTCCGCTACGTTCGCTGTCACCTCAGCAACGGCTCTTGTTCCATCCAATGGGGCGGCGACTGTTTCGGTAGCCGGTGCTGCCCAATCAGAAGCGTCCATCACTCCGGCAGTAGGTGCTGCCACCGTATCTTCTACCTTTGCTGCTACGGCTGCGGCTACTACCACTCCAGCAGTTGGTGTCGCAACCGTCTCAGCGGAAGGCTCAATTGGTGGGACGGTCGTAGCCGCATCCCCTGTAGCGGCGTCTGGTACTGCAACCGTTTCCGGTAGTTCGGCAACCTTACGCAGTGCCACCCCTACCCCAGCCGCTGGTGCTGCAACCGTAAGTGGCGTATCCGCCGTAGTAAGCGCAGCGTCAGGCACATCAAATGGTTTGGCTGTCGCCAGCGCTATCGGTGCTTCTAGTTTCGCTAGTTCTGCTATTGCAGCAACCGGGTCGGCCACCGTCTCAAGGCAAATAATCGCAATTGTTCAGGCATCCCTTATCCCAGCAGCGGGTACCGCAGTTGTATCTGGTGTTAGTGAGTTTGGGGCGAAGATAGTACCAGCAAGCGGTTTATCGGTAGTGTTTGCGGTCGGAGCGGTAGGTAGACCCTCGATATGGGCTGGTGGAGTTAACGTTGTTAAGCAAGACAATGCTAGCAACGTAGTTGTAGTAGATATGCAGAAGCAGGCCACCGTGATAACGTCTAGGGACACAACAGTTGTGGTGACTGGCGAAAATCAAACTACTACGGTACCGGCGTCTGGCCCGTCTACTAACTACGTCGTTACTCAGGACGGTTCCAAACGTGTTAAGGTAACCTCTTAGCACTTCGATTCTTAACTGCGCAACTGCTATCATTATATGACCGATAACCAACGAAGGACTGGTAATGGCTGATCAGCACCCACGCTTTAATAATCAAATCGGACCAGACACCAGCCTGCCAGCCGGTGCAGCCCTTGCAGTTACTCCATCGGACTCAACTGATCTTGCATTCACCGCAAATAGCCTGTATGTCGGAGGTGCTGGTAACGTTAGAGTTAGATTGAGAGACGATACAGCGCCCGTAACCTTCAATGCAGTACCTGCTGGCACTACCCTGTATATTCATGCTGAGAGGGTATTTGCCACTGGTACCACAGCAACTAACATCATTGCATTGTTCTAATTCGCCTAACATCTACGTAAGGTAGGAACCATGCCAGTTCAAATTCAACTACGTCGTGGTACTCAAGCGGAATGGACCGCCAACTCTGGTGTGGTGCTTGCTGCCGGAGAAATGGGTATCGAAACAAACACCTATAGGTACAAGATTGGTAACGGAGCCTCTACCTGGGCTGCCCTTGGTTATGCCAGTTTGCCAGACCAGACCTATTCTCCTAGTACCTTTACTACTAAAGGTCAACTACTTGTTGGCGCAGGCGCAAGTCTGGGCACGGTCTTAGCAGTTGGCTCTAACGGTCGGTTTTTGGTGGCCAACAGCGCTACCGCTAGCGGATTGGAGTGGCAGTCCACGCTGACGGGGGCCTCCCTTAGTGCTTGCACCATGCTTGGTAACACCCTAGTTAATAGTGGTGCCTCCGTATCAATTGCTGGCACTCTGGCAGTAACAGGTACCGCCACCTTTAGCAGCGCCACTATTAGCTCACTTACTGCACCAGGTGCCACCATCACTGGTGGCACCTTCAACACGTCATTGCTATCTCGGCCCAAAGAACCATGGCAGGTAAATGCCACCGCCCTATCAGGGACCGTAGGCATTGACGTTTCCACCAGCCTCAACTGGTTGTACACCGGATCAACAAACGCCAACTTCACACTGAACTTCACGAACGTAAACGCAGCACTGGCTAACAACGAGTCCCTTACCTTAGGTGTTGTGGTAACCAATGGTGCCACTGGGGGCTACCCGACTGCTGTACAGGTTGCGGGTGTGGTTGTAACCGTGAGATGGCAAGGTAACGCAGCACCCTCTGTCGCTAACCCTAACGCACGGGATGCTTACGTATTCACTCTCATTAAGACTGCAACCGACACGTACACAGTTCTAGGTTCTCAAACGAAATTCAGTTAACCAATGCCAGTTTTCTCACTATCCCAAAAGCCTCTTGGTTTGACCTCAGCAGTGTCACCCCCCGGCAGCGTTACTGGTCTAGGACTTTCTGTAGCAAACTACGTCGTGACTGCCTCTTGGACCATTCCGGCGAACACCCCGCATACCAGCGTTGAAATTGAGTGGTCAGAAGTAGCACCTGCGGGAAGCGTTGCATATGGCGCTGCCACGGTACTAGCGGCTAACACTACCTCTTCGACCCGTACGGTATCTGGTAACAGGGATGTAAGAGCGAGAGTTAGGCTTCGGAACGCCGCTGGTCAGTACAGTGACTATACCGAAAGCGCAAACCTACGCTCTATCCCGAACGTAGTAACAGGTGTGAGCGCCACGAACACCGCTACACCAGGGTCCACGTCCGTTACCTGGACGAACCCCGCATCTGGCAACACTGACGTGGTAGTACGGCGTACCGTATCGGGGAGCACAACCACTTTTACGTCCTCTGGTACCTCTTTAACTGACGTAGTGGGTAGTAGTTACGATGCCTCGTACACGCTTGCAGCAAGGAATGCTACTGGTGAGGCAGCAGCGGTTTCCGCTGGCACTGTGCGTACCCAACCAAAGCCCACTACAACGTCAGGTTGGTCCGCTGCCAATCCAGGCAGCCTTACGCTTACATGGAATGCTTCGGCGCAGGATGCAAACCTAGCCGGTTACGACGTGAGCCTAAACGATGGTGGTGCTACACAACTCAGCAACGTATCGAGTTACCAATGGACCGGTGCTACTCACGGCAGTTCGTACTACGCAAAAGTGCGAACTCGTGACTCGTTTGGGCAAGTATCCGCTTGGTCTGCCAACACCGGCAGTGTTACTGGTATTAACGACACAACCGCGCCAACAATCAGCAGCCTAGATGCCACATGGGGGATACTTGGTTATGAAGGGTTTACTGTAAGTTGGAGTTCCTCGGACAACGTTGGCGTATCAAATGTTGAATTGTGGCGATACATAGAAAATGGGGCTAATCAAAGGATTGCTACGGGGCTAGCAGCATCTGCTGATTACAACGACCCATTTGGCACCACCAACAGGGGATTGTTTGTGCAGTATCAGCTTATTGTTTACGATGCCCAAGGTAACTGGACATCCTCAACGGTAAGTCGGACGTCTAAACCATATGGCACGTTTAACGTAGGCAGTTCAGAAACACGAACATGGAAAACCGCAGGAACTCCTGCTTGGCGTACTGATGTTCAAGATGTAATCAGCGGTAACGCTGGCGATGGCGTAAACGGTGTGCAACATGGGTTCTGGTTCTACGGTAATGATGTTACTAACACCTGCAAAGGGTACATACCAGACAACTTGCGCATATTCTATCAACGTAATGGATCACTAGGTGTAAGCGGTTCCATCTATCTAGTGGCTCACCCATTAACAACTTCCTCCGGTAACAGTTACTCCGTCCTAGCCCCTACGTTGGCAGAAATTGACACTGGTCTTTTCGTCGTTGGGTCTGATGTGTCAGGGTGGTACACAATTAATAACTCGTATATCAAAACTGTATTGGGAAATGGGACCGCCAAAGGTATCGCTTCTATTGACCCAGGGGGCCATAGGCGACTGCGCGGCATCAACACTCAGGCATTTAGTGGCGCTCTTGAGTTGACGTTTAACTAGGTGGGATATGGCTATTGAAGATCAAAAACCATGGAACAAACCAGTGCGCACCAATGTGCGCCAAGGCAGGGGCGGGTTAGGTAGGCGGTTTAGCGAAATTGAGGCTGAACTAGACATTCAGTACCCTGCTTACGAAGGTCTGTTTAGGAAAAGTACAGAGTATGAAGAAGATCCTCAGACTCCTTTTTCATTACCAGAATTTGATGCGGAAGACGACACAGAGGGCACTTTATCTTTTTATTCCGTGCTAAGTGATTTAGGGTTAGCAGAATCTTTGTTTAACACACATTTGGTAGCGCTCAGTGAAGAAGAAGGCGCTGGGCCTAGCGCCAGCACCCGTGTAGCCGCCTACTTATACTCCCTACCGGAGGGTAGGGGTCCTACCGACAGCCTAGTAATTGATCTGTACTCAAAGCTAAGATTTGAAGGAAAAGAAGAAACCTTTACTAAAAGATTTGAAGCGAACTTATATGTAAAGTGGCAAAAATACGCTAAGGGTGTAGGAGCCTACGTGACTGTCTACGAAGACCTTACGCTTAAAGCCTTTATAGAGTTTAGTAAAGCAACCTCCTTAGGTAGGGCAATCAACGACCTGACCAGTATGGGTGTTAGTTACAAGAAATCAGAGGACTCAGCGGCAGCGCTGCTCATATAAAGGAAACATTATGTGGATACCTTTTATTGTTCTATTAGTTGTAATTGGCTCTTATTTCTTGTTCAAGGATACTTTAAATCGCATTCAGTACATAGGGCCGGTGTACTGGATTACAAGGGATAACGGTAAGGATCACGACCCCGTTGTAACCCGTGCTTTTATGCGGCACACATCCCCACCTTGGAAAACTGGTAAGGGTATTCAAATCCGAGCCGGTAAGTACACCTTCCAATTCGGACTCTGCCGATCTACTAAACTTCAGAGTGAAGATGAAGGCATCCTTCATGCCCTGCAAGGTCGCTACATGGACACGGCAGCGAAGGATATTGGAGATTGGAAATGAGCCATGAGGCTGTTCAGCCGGGAACAAGATAAGAACCAGACGGTATCCAGAGTCTCAAAACGTGCATCAAAGATGACTACGCCAGATCTAGTATCTTGGCTTGATTCCCTAGTTTTAAACCTAGGCCAGACGTTCGACAAGTGGTCACGAGACCACACAGAAGTAGAAGACATGGACATGGTTATTGAGGCCATTAACACCCTGTGGGAAGAGTTGAAGCGTCGTGATTGACATCTTGGACGAGGGCGCTGAGGAAGTTTTAGACGAACTTGATGAAACATCAGCGCAGTTCATCGACCTTCTTGTCAAGAAACTCATCGTTTTTACAGAAGAGTTCTGTGACGTTGAGTTGTTCCCCTACCAGATCCCGCCTGTTTACCGCATCATCGAATCCATCGTAATCGGTGACGGTGAAGAGTTGACTCTCATCGCCGCCCGCCAGACCGGCAAAACGGAGTTGATCTCTAACGTCATCGCAGCCATGATGGTTATCCTTCCTAAGTTGGCCTCGGTATATCCAACGTGGTTGGGCAAGTTCGCCAAGGGCTTCTGGGTGGGGATCTTTGCCCCAGTCGAAGAGCAGGCCGACACCATGTTCGGGCGAGTGGTGAGCAAACTAACGAGCGATCACGCTCTCAACTTCCTGCTGGACCCCGAACTGGATGACCGTGCCACCTCTGGTGGGTCACGTGGTAAGGGTAAGGCCATCGCTTTGAAGAAGAGCGGGTCGCTCTGTCGTATGCAGACCTGTAACCCCAAGGCCAAAATTGAATCCAAGACTTATCACTTGGTGTTGGTTGACGAGGCCCAAGGCGCAGAAGAGACCATGATCACCAAGTCGCTAAAGCCCATGTTGGCATTCAACAACGGCACCATCCTCCTCTCAGGAACGGCTACCCGAGAGAAGTGCTACTTCCTACGGATGATTCAGTACAACCGCCGTAGGGACGCAAACCTGCGCCGAGGGCACCGCCCGTCTCACTTTGAGTACGACTACCGGACGGCCTGCAAGTACAACCAGAACTACGCCAAGTTCATTGCAAAAGAGAAACTGCGTCTAGGTGAGGACTCAGACGAGTTCCGCATGAGTTACAAGAACGAGTGGATTCTTGAAAAAGGCATGTTCATCACCGACGAGCGGCTGGATAGCCTGTATGACACATCCATGCCTTTGGTCAAGAGTTGGTGGCGTACGCCTATCGTGGTCGGTATCGACGTAGCCCGGTCTAATGACTCCACTGTTGCTACTGCAGTGTGGGTGGACTGGGATCACCCAGACGGTTTTGGGTTCTATGAGCACCGTGTGCTCAACTGGCTAGAAATCAATGACGTTGAATGGGAGAAGCAGTACTTTGAGATTATCGACTTTGTTCGACAATATGATGTCTTCCGTATTGGAGTGGATAGTCAGGGTGTTGGCGGTGCTGTGGCAGAGCGGCTTCAGATTCTCCTCCCCAACATAGAAGTACTGCCCATCACCTCTGACTCCAAAAACCAGCACACTCGCTGGGTGCACCTCACCGAGTTGATTCAGCGTGAACAGTTGCGTATCCCAGGCCACTCCAAGGCGCGCCGTACACGCATGTGGAAGAAGTTCCATCAGCAGATGTCAGATCTAGAAAAGGTATACCGAGGGCCGTACCTGCTGGCATCCGCACCGGATGAACGTGGTGCCTTTGACGACTACCCAGACTCTTTGGCTATTGCTTGTAGCCTTACTCAGATAGACACCCTTCCTCAGATATCCGTTAGTGAATCACCGTTCTACGGACGGTGATATCTAAAAGATGGTATTCTGTGGTTATATCAATTCCGTTTAGGAGGATTACCTATGACGATTTCGCCTGCTCCACGCTTCCCAGAAGCGAATGCACCGATGTTTGAGCGTTCAATGGCTCCAAGCATTCCTGGGAACGCTGGCCCAAACCGCTTTGAGGAGGGTGTGGCAACCGACACCGACGTGCCCAACGACTTCCAACGTGGCGCATACGTCGATACCGCCCCCATGCCTGGCCGTCAGAACCAGACCAACCCACAGATGTTCTTCAAGTACCCCGAAGAGACCATGCGGGAGCGCGCTCACGTTGGTTCCGCCTCATGGATCGAAGCACCAGACGTACTGCGTGAGTTCGTACAGGGTTCAATGGCTGGCGACGGTATGCCCCAGTTTGAGCAGGAGTTCAACACTGGTGGCATCATGAAGCGCCCCAGCGCCGTGCGGGTGTATGACTGATGGCTAAAAAGACGCAAGAGCAAACCGCCGCTCAGATCGACCGCATGAGTGCAAAGATCGGCAACTTCTCAAAGGGGGAAGGCTTCACGAAAGAAGGTCAGACCCAGGTAAAACGTTACGAAGACCACAAGGGCAACGTGTCCACGAGGCTTTCTCAAGGCGCTAATAGTAACTTTGAGCGTAAGGATTTGATCGTTCGACCGGGTAACGATTATCCGATAACATCCAGCCACACTGGGATGCCCGTTGCGGGTGATAACCAAACTATTCCAGCCGATCAGCAACGGTCATTTGCGGCAACTGTTCTCAACAAAGCTCGCATCAAAAGTACTAGGTACCCTGGTCGGTCCTACTGATGCGCCTGCCCAACAGGGGTAGCACAACTTAGTGAACCTTGCAATAAACGGCTCCTGATACACTCGCTTTCCGACGAGTTTCAGGAGCCGTTTTCATGTCCCCAGTAGAAGCCGCCTCATCCGCAGTTACCTTTCTCACTCGCTTCGCACCACGGGGTGTGAAAGAAGAGCAAGAACTCCTTCAGGTAATCCAGGCACTGTCATCCTTCTCAAACAGCGGCAAACATATGTATACTAATAAGAGCACCATCGCAGCGTCCTGACGCTCACAAACGAGGAGCACTAGATGGAACCAAACCTGTTGGAAGCGTTACAGAAACGGGGGCCATCAAGTGTCTCAACCCCCTGTGGCTACTACCGGTTGTTGCACACAATGTCGGAAGAAGAGCGGACTGCCGTTGAAGCAGCATTCAGCAAAGTACTGAATGACGCTGGTTCAGGTAGGGCCAAGGTGTACTCATACGCTTGGTTGGCGGAAGTGCTCAAAGAGCATTCCTACACAATCAGTGCCAGCACACTGGCACGCCATGCACGGGGCAAATGTGGCTGTGAGTGACCTGACAACGGCACTGAGCCGCCCACCGGATAAGACAGCCCTTGGCTATGTATCCCAACTGCTAGAGCGCCATAACATCGACACCGACAAGGTGGGTGCTCTGTCACACATTGGTATGCACCAAATGCTAACCAAGAACGCTGACGGAGAAGCAGAGATTCACGACCTGTTCGGGTTCCACATCAAGCCCGAATTGCTGGGCGGGCCGCAATGGCCAGTGGTTCAACCTGGCCCCGTCTACAAACTGCCACCCGTTAAGGCAAAGCCCCGAGACGGTGGTTTGAAGACCTGCGTGATACTCCCTGATATCCAACTTGGCTTCTACCGAAATCACTCACCATCTGGTGACGGTGACCTGGTATCGACCCACGACGACACCGCTCTTGACGTAGCCCTAGCCATTACCAAGAGGATAAACCCTGATAAGGTAGTGCTATTGGGGGATAACCTGGATCTACCGGAGTTCGGAAAGTACAGGCTAAGTAACGCTTATGCCCTCACCACGCAGGCCACTATCGACCGGGCTACAGAACTCGGCGCTCAAGTAAGGAATGCTGCTCCACATGCTGAAATCCACTGGTTATCGGGCAACCACGAAGAACGGTTGGTGAACTATGTCATCGACAACGCCAAGGCGGCATTCGGGCTTCGTAGGGGCAACTCTCCTACTGACTGGCCTGTTCTCAGTGTTCCTTATCTCTGCCGTTTCGATGATCATGGGATTCAGTATGTGCCTGGCTACCCTGCTGGCCAGGTTTGGATTAACCAGCGTCTCCGATGTGTCCACGGGTTCAAAGTCAGATCCAACGGGTCGACCGCCCACGCCTACCTCAACAGTGAAAAGACATCCATCATTTATGGGCATATCCACCGACGAGAGTGGGCAGAACGAAGCCGAGAGGACTGGGACGGAGCCAAGACTATTATGGCCGCGTCCCCCGGCACTCTAGCCAAAACCACTGGTGAAGTGCCCTCCACAAAGGGCGGCATAGACCTAGACGGTCGCCCCCTCACAATCGTAGAAGACTGGCAGCAGGGTATTGCTGTGGTGCATTACGAAGAAGGTGACGGGGACTTCTGGTATCACCAGGTTCCTATCCATGGTGGCAAAGCCTTCTATAACGGGAAGGTCTACTCTGCGGAGTAGTAATACTTGCTAAACTTAGACAATGAAAGAACTATCAAAAGTAGAAGTCACCTGGAAAGATGCTTTTGATGGCCCGCAAGGGTGGGTTCTTCTTAGTGAGTATGTGCCCGCACAGTGGTCAGCCTCTACTATCGGTTACCTTCTAGACTCAATCAATGGCCCCGTTTTGGATGGTTATATGACACTTTGTTCATCGTACTTTTACTCTGAAGATGGTGAGTTGTACGTGTCTAACCCTGTCCACATCCCTACTGATTGGGTAAAAACTATTAGGGCTGTAATTTGATGGATTGAGAGACGGGCCTGGTCAAAGCATCCTCTCCATCCCAGCCGACACTAACCCTTTGCCACAGCGTCGCATAACTAACGACACACCTGTGGTCGCGAGACCACTCAGCCACAGTCTTTGTTTCGCCAAAGGCCGTAACCTTACGATTATTAGATTTGTTATTTGCATTAGTGACTTTATCGACAACCCTACAATTTGTAGGGGAATAATCACCGTCATTGTCCTTTCTGTCTATTTGAAGACCAGCCGATTTTGACCACCCATTTTCAATTGCCCAGTTTATGTAAGCGTTTACATCGTGCCATTCAAGACACACCTTTATACCTCGGCCACCATAGTAGGGAAACATAGGGTCACCGGGGTTGCCACATCTTGAGTGCATCCATTTCCACATCCAAGTAAGCCTAGAACGAGGCCCGGTCTTCCGCAAATGCCCGCACGACGTGCTATCTTTTCCTAAAGAATACACGTACAACTTCTTCTGTAAACCACAGGAGCACTCTGCAAGAACGTGACGGTCATCTATGTTTTCTAGCACCAACCACTCCCCAATTAAATCTCCCAATGCAGGTCTGGTATAGTTGTTTCTGACATGTCCACAACTTTTCGATTTACCAGAGGTAAGGTTATTAACCCACACCTCTTTCTGTGTCCCGCAGGAACAGGTGCAAAGAGCCTTCTTTCCACGTATTTCAGTGACTGTCCAATGACCATATTGGGTTCTTATACTCATCTAAATGAGTATACCACGGCAGGGGGGGAGGTGTAGGCATATGCCCATTGACTTTTGGTCTCCATCCCACCGTGCCAGTTCCTCGGACTTGACCGTCTCTGTCTCCCCTCTTGGATTAGTGGAGTTAGCAGACGAAGAGTTTGAGGTTCATTTACGGCCCTAGACTGAACCGTTACTCCAGTGCATGGGCCTGGTACCTAGGACATCACTGGTCGTACCGCCGTGAAATGGGCGAGCAGAACATCACGATGAACTACGTCCGTGCCATGTCGGACTACATCACTAACTTCTGCTTTGGTAAGGGCGTGCAATTCAAGTGCCCTGAACAGAACAGCGCCATCATCCCCCACCTCCTGCACAAGGTTTGGGAGGGGCATAACAACAAGCACCACGTACTGTGGGAAATGGGGCAACTAGCCAGCGTTACCGGTGACTGCTTTGTCAAGATTGCATACGAGCCTCCATACCAAGATGGGTTGGGCATCGTCAATGAGGGTCGCATCCGTATCATCCCCATCAACCCTGCGCATAGTTTTCCCGAGTACCACCCACACGACCGAGACCGCTTGCTGCGCTTCAAGTTGAAGTACAGATTCTGGGGCACATCTCCAGAAGGAACCCGTCAGGTCTACACGTTCACAGAGATCCTCACCGATGACATGGTAGAGCAGTATGTGAACGACGAGTTAGTCGACCAGTACCCCAACACAATCGGGCGCATCCCGATTGTGCACATTCCCAACTCGTCTATCTCATCTTCACCTTGGGGCCAATCGGATATCTGGGACATCATCGGGCTGAACCGTGAGTTGAACGAAAAGATGACCGATGTGTCTGACATCATTAACTACCACGCTGCACCAGTAACCATCATTACTGGCGCAAAGGCCAGCCAACTAGAGCGTGGCCCTAAGAAAGTATGGGCAGGCCTCCCTAAAGATGCCCACGTTTTCAACCTGGAATCACGGGGTGAGATGGCCGGTGCGCTGGAGTACATCCAGTTCTTGAAGCGCACCATGCACGAGATCACTGGCGTACCTGAAAACGCTCTTGGGCAAACCCAACCAATCTCTAATACCAGTGGTGTTGCGTTGGCTATCCAATATCAGCCGATCATGAACCGTTACCACATGAAGCGCATCCACTTCACCAAGGGGCTAGAGGTGATCAACGAACTGATCATCCGCACCGCTGCGGTATTTATGCCCGAGTGGTTGATGTATAACCCGTCCATTGCCGAAACGCCAGAGCCAGACCAGGCAACTCAACTTGATCCTGCTGACCCTCTTACCTACAGGACCGAAATCCACTGGCCAGATCCCCTGCCTGTTGATGTTCTTATCAAACTCAATGAGGTACAGGCCAAAATGGCTATCGGCCTGGAATCAAAGAAGGGTGCCCTTCGTATTCTTGGCGAAGAGTTCCCCAATGAGAAGATGGCAGAGATCTTTGAAGAACTTCGTGACGACATGCTTGATCAAGGTGCACTTGACATGTTGAGAGCACAAATCAATCAAGGCGTCATGTTGGCGACCGGCATGATCCCCGGTCCAGATGGCACCGCCAATATAGCCTCTGCTGGAGGTGCTAATGTAACAACCGCCAGTGATGGCGGAGGCCCTTTGCCAGGTACCCAAGTATCTGACATGGGTGCCGGAATGGTTAACAACCTTGTAGCAAAGGCATACGGTGCACGCCTCGCGCAACGCCGTATTCCTGACGAAGAATAAACAGACCTCAACAAAAGCCAGTACACGAACAACTACTCTTAGGAGAAATCATGACAACTAACTTCAACGATGGCATCGTCATCCCTGTTGAAACTTCAAATCACCCACCCCTCACCCCTGACGAGTTGCGGGCTTTGCAAGCAAAAACCTTCACTGAAGACGACATTGTAAAGGCTCGTCAGCAAGAAAAAGACAAACTTTACAAGCGCATCGAAGATGCTGATTCACGTGTGAAGTCCATGGAAGAGCAACTCGCCACTCTGACTTCAGAGCGAGAGGCTGCCATTGCAGAGGCCGCTGAGCGGGCACGCAAGGAAGCGGACCTTCTTCGTCAACGTGAACTTGAAGAACTGTCAGCAAAGGAACTCATCTCTCGTACCGAAGATGAGTTCAAGGCTCGCCTCAACCAAGTTGAGCAAGAGTGGCAGGACAAGTTCCAGCGTATGGATCAAGAGCGCCAAGCGCAGGAAGCCCTCCTTGAAAAAGAGCGCTACATGCAGGCTGTTGAGTCATACCGTCAGCGGCGCATTGCTGAAGAGACCGAAACCATTATCCCAGAATTGCGTGATTTCGTCACGGGTAATAGTGAAGAAGAGATCGACAACGTGATCGCTACACTTCGTGATCGAAGTAATGCTATTATTGAGTCAATCCAACAAGCGACTCAGCCTACTCGCCCCCGTGGTGTGCCGGTAACATCGCCTCCTGTTGGGCCAATGGATAACCAGATGGAGTATCAGACGTTTACTGCTGAGCAAATTCGCTCAATGCCGATGGACCAGTACAGAGAAATGCGGGACCGTCTACTAAAAGCCCGACCACAACAACGCGGTCGGTTCTAACCCAACCAATAACCCATCCTCGGAGGATATCCCATGGCATTTCCCGGCCCCGTAGGTGGCGCAGTCACCGGTGCAGACCTGTCGGCAATTACGACCACAGGCTACTCAAGTGACGCCACCCTTTCACCAGCAATTCAGACTATTTGGTCCAAGGAGATCCTGTTCCAAGCAATGCCAGTGCTGCGCTTTGAACAGTTCGCTGTGAAGAAGACTGAACTTGGCGTTATGCCCGGTCTCACGATCAACTTCATGCGTTACAACAACCTCTCAGTTGACCAAGCCGCAGGCGCAACCCTTACTGAAGGTGTGCGTATGGAGCCTGTAGCCCTCTCGGCTAGCCAGATCCAGATCACCGTCAAGGAACAGGGTCAGGCCGTCGCCGTTACCGAACTGCTGCTCAACGCATCATTCGATGACGTAATGGCCTCAGCCAGCCGTCTACTTGGTCGTCACATGGCCACCAGCATGGACATCCAGGCTCGTAACACCCTGTACGCTAACGGTGTTCCTTTCAGCGGTGGTTCAGCAGTAGCCCCCAGCGTGGTGTTCGGTCGCCGTGTTGTTGGTACTCGCGGTTCACTCAGCCCATACGACCCAGGCACCCTTGGCAACGGTTCAGCCCCCGGCTACCTCAGCCCCGCTACCGTCAAGGACGCTGTGGAAGTACTTTCGGGCCAGAACATCCCACGCCTTGGCGACACCTACGTCTGCTTCGTTCACCCCGCACAGGCTCGCTCACTCCGTGACTGGCCAGAGTTCATCGAAGTCACGAAGTACGCCGCCCCCGGCAACTTCATGCTCGGTGAGATCGGTCGTATCTACGACGTGGTGTTCATCGAAACCACGCAGGTGGCACGTGGCCTCAGCGGCATCGCTGGCGGTATCTTCACCGACATCGACCCCGGCCTGGCCGGTAACCAGACCATGGCCGCTTCCGGTGGTACCAACAGTTACGCCGCAGTCATGATCGGTGACAACGCCTTCGGCCACGCCATCAGTCTCCCGGTAGAACTGCGTGACGGCGGCGTGATCGACTTCGGTCGTGAGCACGGCCTCGCCTGGTACGCAATCTGGGGCTTCGGCGTCATCACCCACGAAAGCCGTGTCATCCTGAACAC